ATCGTCATGCGAGACGGGGAGTACTACATCGTCACAGCAGACTTCAATCCGAAGCGCATCAATCTCAGCATCGTGGATGGTATCGTCACCTGCGCCACGCTCGGCTAAGTCATGACACGTAAAACTTTCAAACGCACAAATACAGTCACGGCCATCCAGTTCAATCCCGACGAACATCCGTGGCATCGAAGTGTCCAGTGCAACACGTTTGACGGAAAGATCGTTCCCGGTCATTACTCCTGCATTATCCCCTGCACCACATCGTTGCCTATCTATCCGGGCGACTGGATCATCGTTGATTCAATGGACAATGCGCAGGGAGTCATCCACCAGTATCAGTTGGACTCCAAGTCATCGAACTTTTGGGGTTGGGAGCCTGTTGAATAATGCCACGTCGTCCAATGGTTAAGACGACCGGCTCTGAACCGAAGAATGAAAGTTCGACTCTTTCCGTGGTAGCCATCTAAATATGATTCATGAAACAGTGCGTCAAATGCGAACGGCACCTTCCCCCTGAGAAGTTCTACAACACCTCAAAAACTTGCAAGGAGTGCGTTCTGAAGGCTCAACGTGAGCGCAGAGCAGCAGACTTTGCAGGACAGAAGCGCATCCACCAATCTTCGTATCTCAAAGCTAACTACGGCATGACGCTGGAAGAATTTGAACAGCGATTGGAAGAACAGGGTGGAGTCTGCGCGATTTGCAAGCAACCGGAAACAGGATGCAGCAGACAGGGGAGAGTCAAACGGCTCTCCGTTGACCACGACCACAAAACAGGAAAAATTCGCGGTCTGATTTGCAATGGATGCAATCGGGCTCTTGGTTATTTCAACGACGACCCGGAGAAGATGCGGGCCGCAATTGATTATTTGGAGAAGAACTGTGCCTAGGTGGGACTTCCAGTGTCCGGAGTGCGGAAGAGTCTATGAGCTAGCCTTCCGCACTTACAACCATATGTCGGAACATGAGGGCGTGATCTGCTGTGACGAGTGTTTCCAGCCCCTTGTCCGTCTCCCCTCAGCGCCCAACTTCAAGCTCGTTGGTTCGGGCTTTCATGTCAACGATTATCCGAAACGCTAAGTAGGGCGTCGATTCACTCCCTACAATGAGGACTTTCAATGAGTAACGATGTTGCGCGTGGCGGAACGGAGCTAATGCTCGGCCGCTTGCAAGAATCCCTTCCAGAGCTTTGTGAGAAGGTGCAGATTATCTGTTCCCGGCCGGAATTGGTCCCACACGAAGACAAACCGCGCATTCTCTGGCTTCACGATCTGCCCCAAGATCCGGCTTCGCAGTGCTTGCGCGACCCCTCGTATCGCACGAAGTTCAACCGCATCGTCTTCGTGTCGCACTGGCAGCAGCAGATGTACAACGTGTTCCTCGGCATCCCTTACAACGAGGGCACCGTCATCAAGAACGCTGTTCCTACCATTGAAGCTGAGTTCCCCAAGCCTAAGCTCGACGGCAAGCTTCGTTTCATCTACACATCAACTCCACATCGGGGTCTTGGATTGCTGTCCGCGGCCGCGAAGGTGCTGGCCGAGCAACGGCAGGACTGGCAGCTTGATGTCTATTCGTCCTTCAAGCTCTATGGTCCAGAGAGGGCCGCACAGGACGAGCAGTATGAGCCGCTATACGACGAGCTTCGTGCCAATCCCTGCGTGGTCTATCATGGTACCGCGCCGGAGAACGAAGTGCGCGAAGCAGTCAGCGCCGCCCACGTTTTCGTGTATCCCTCTGTCTATCCCGAAACGTCCTGTCTTGCAGCCATTGAAGCAATGATGGCAGGCTGTCTCACCATCACGACAAACTTCGGCGCCCTCATCGAAACGTGCGGTGAGTGGGCGTGGATGATGCAGTGGACGGAGAACTACAACATCCTCGCACAGATGACGCTCGACAACATGTTACGGGCATTTGAGGTCTACGACCGCGAAGAGACGCAGAACCTTTTGCAAGTGCAGATGGGATACTACCAGAACTTCTTCTCATGGCACACTCGCGTGCCTGCGTGGAAGCGGTTGCTGGAGTATGCTGTGCAGCAGGGCACGCCAGATGAGAAGCTGGTGCTTGGCTAATACAATGGGTAAAATTCTTGAGTTCAAGACACGGGCGGAACGTGAAACTCCGTCCGCACCCCTCACACCACAGGAGACGTATCTGCGTCTCTTGACCCTCACACTGGACGACCTCCAGAAAATCACAGCACGCATCAAGTCTGTTGGGCCGTGGGATCCTGCAAACGATGCAACCCTTATGCAAATCGCCACCGCACTCAATGCCATGGCGTTTGCTGCTGTACATGGAACAAAGGAGCAAGACAATGCGCCTACCGTTGGGTGACGTATTCGATAGAGTCAAGGCAGCGACGAAGAAGGAAGAGAAGATCGCAGTACTACACAAGAACGTGAGCCCCGCGTTGTTCTACATTCTCCAACTTGCATTCGGAAAGACGGTGTGGTTGCTTCCCGAGGACGCACCGCCCTTCAAGCCGTGGGGCGGCCGCACGGGAACGAGTCCCAATGAGTTGATGCGAGAGTTGCGCCGACTCTACCTGTTCCTAGAGGGTGGCAACAACAACGTGACGCAACTGCGCCGAGAGAAGATGTTCCAGAACTTGCTAGAGGGACTGGACCGGAACGAGGTGGAGTTGGTGATTGCGGTCAAGGATAAGCGCCTTGACAAGGTCTACAAGTGCACCCGCAAGCTCGTAGAGGAAGCGTTTCCCGGGCTGCTCGATTCTCCATTCAGCATTCACTTCAAGAAGTAAGGTAGGATATGTCTCGCGATTTCCGTCACGGGTTCAAGAGTCTCAACAGGAAAACTGATAGAAGCAAGCCCGAAATAGACAACCGTGCTTTCCACGCACCGTCTAAGCAGAAGATGAAGACGGTGCTACAGCATGCGGTGCGGCGGCGGGACGCCGATGCCCTTGAAGATTACGATGAATGGGTGTCTAATAAGTAACTGGAGCCTTCATTCGGGCTCCATTCCCTGTTAGGACATCCTTCATGTTATACCGCACACCCGACTCAGACGAATTCGGCTTTGAAGACGAATACGATGAACTAGAGGCGATGCGAGATTTCGTTCAGAATGTTTCCGAAACGACGACACCAGGCAACATGATGGACACCCTTGTGGTGTTAGCCAATATTTGTGAATACCGGGCCCTCATGTATTCAATGACGGATGCGAAGACTGCCAAGTGGTACCGACGAGCCATGTTTGCATTCCGCATCATTCTAGAAGAGCTAGTAGACGAGAACGCCCAGCCGAACATCAAGTTGGAAGATTTGGGCTTGTACTTTCCTGAACCTCACATCACTCACTAAATATTGTGGGAGAGGTTATGGCAAAGAAGAATCCGTTACGAATGACAGAGGTTGGCTTACCACTTACGGAAGCTAAACCGACGCGCATGGACGTTCAACGCTTGTACGATATCTTCCGCAAGGAAGGCTCGTCCATCCAACATGCCATCCGCAAAGTTGAAGACGCGCTCGACCTCAAACAGGTGCAGGTGGATGCGCGTGGAGTTGATGTAGTGTTCTTTGAAGAGTTCCGAACAGCAGCCGAACGCTGGAAGGACGGCCACGCGGGATACAAGTTTGGCGTGTTCAAGAATGGTCAACTTATTGACCAGTGCAGCACGTTTCCCGAGGCCCGTGCCAAGGCTCGGAAGGCCGGACGCTTTGCTCAAGTGCGCGAGTTGCACTCCGGAACGAAGTATTATGAAACCGAAGAGGCGATAAAAGATGGCGATTAGATATGATTACCGGTGCGTGAAGGAATGCGGGTACACGTTTGAGCGTGACCTCCCCATGGCGGACCGTGATGCGCCCTGCCGAGATGAGTTGTGTGCTGAATGTGGTGCAGCCATCGAACGATACCTGCCTAGTACGACAGGACTTACTTACAACGGAAACGTGAAAGTGCCGGATGCCTACAAGGACATCCTACGCAGAATCCACAAGAACCATGCCCACAGTCAAATCCACATCCCGTAAGTACATCGTTGTTTCTTCGTGCCCCAAGTGCGGTGCGCCGATTTGGGCAGAGGACACGAACGGCACTGCTGTTCCGGAGAATCACTTTACGTGCAACTGCCGGAATGAAGTGTCGCTGCAAGCGCAGCCTGTGCCCTACATCATCTACGTGAAGCCACAGGAAACTGCCGTGCCCTGTGTTCCGTATCAGCCGCCTTATGTGTATCCTCAACCGGACTCAACGTGGATTTGTCGGGCTCCAAACTCTGACCCAGTGAAGAGTCCCAATCAATGCGACTCTGGGTCGTACAGTCAGCCGGACGCTCTCAAGGGAACTGTTACGTATAACGGCAGTCCGACAGCACACACGACCGGTGTTATTCACAAGGTTAGTGACTTCGGCTATAAGTAAGACGTATGTTCGTACATGATGATTCCATTGTCTTCCCTCGCCTCATTCAGCGCAACCTCCCAACCGGGCGCATCTACGAAGTGACGGACGGGCGCTATCAAGGCGAGAAGTTCCCGTCCATCACGCGCATTCTGGGCGCAAAGCCCAAACCATTCCTTGAGCAATGGAAGAAGAAAGTCGGTTACGCTGAAGCCAACCGTATTGTTCGCGCCTCTCAGGGCAAGGGCACATCCCTACACTCCCTCGCAGAAGAATACATCGGGAACAACGAGCTTCCGGAGTATCAGCCGAACGTTGCAGAACTGTGGGTGCACTTGAGACCTTGGCTGGATCAGCACGTCACGCGGGTTTTTGGTCAAGAAGTGGATGTATTTTCCGTCAAGTTAAAGGCAGCAGGTCGATTTGACCTTCTTGCTGAAATCGATGGAAAAGACCTTGCTATCATTGACTTTAAGAACAGTCGCAAGCCGAAACGCGAAGAGTGGGTGGGCGACTACTTCCTACAGGGGACCTTCTACTCTTGTGCCGTTTATGAACTAACTGGTCGCAAGGCCAAGCGTATCATCTTGCCGGTGGTCAGCCCCGAAGGGCTCCAACTCTTTGAGACCACGCCGCTGGACCATTTGACCGAACTCACCAAGAGAATCAACGAGTACTACGCTTGTTACGCGTAGAGCGAAGCGCATCGAAACCATAAATAGGTTTCGATGAAGCACAAACACCACATCATCCCCCGACATATGGGCGGCACAAACGAGCCGGCCAACATCATAGAACTCGACATTCCAAGTCACGCCGAAGCCCACCGCATTCTTTATGAGAAGTATGGGCATTGGGAAGACCTACTGGCATGGAAAGGTCTGCTGGGTATTATCCCGCGAGACGAGTGCATCCTTGAGGCCATTCGGTGCGGAGGCTTAGCGGGGGCGCTGCGCACGAATGGCGGGGTTCTATACACGAACGGCACAACGATTCAAAAGTTCATGCCGGGAGAAGCCCCCGCCGGGTGGACGCGGCATTTCGATCCGAAAGCAAGAAAGCCCGGCATCGGCCGCGGAACCAAGGGACGGAACTGGTATCATAACCCAGTAAACCCCATTGAAAAACGCTCTTTCCTACCCGAAGAACAGATACCGCAGGGATGGGAGAGAGGTCAGGGACGGAAGCAGAAGGTTGATTGTTACTGGTACAATGACGGGACCGAGGAAGGGCAGTTTGCAATAGGAAACGAGCCCGTGGGCTGGGTGCGCGGAAGAACCAAGGGAATATGCGCCAGTAGAAAACATCGTCCTTGACATTCAAGTGGCGATGACGTATAATTAGAGGCGTAGTCGAGGAAGTTGTTTGGGCGTTGTTTGGACGCGGCTGCGATGCCGCCACCTCCACCACAAAACATTACGGGGGTGCCAAGATTCGACAGACGATGTTGCGGGCAATGGAGGCTTCCGTCAAGCACTGACGTAAATCAGAGCAAACACAATAACTGGCGAACAGCTAGCTATGGCTGCCTAAGGGCAACCCGGGGGTGCTGGCAACCCCTGTCAAAGAAACCAGCATCCTTCCTTTCGTTATGAGGTTATAATGTCCTTTTCTCCAAGCAACTCCGAAACATTCGCCAAGCATATTGAGCAGTGCGTTCATGAGAAGCACATGTCGTATCTCGATGCGATCATCTTCTTCTGTGAAGAGCGCCACTTGGAACCTGAGGCCATTGTTCCCTATCTCAACGACAAGATCAAGACTGAGATAGCCCGCGAAGCACAGTCCATCCACCTGCTCAAAAAGCGCAACGAGCTTCCCTTCTAACCATGAACTACCGTCCTATCACTGACGTGTGGATTCTGGGTCGCCCGAAGGTGAAGTATTACGGAGCGTTCCCCAACGGGTTCCTGCATCGTGCGCGTCATCTCCTAGGCGTCAGCATCGATGATCCAATCCTTCATGTCTGCTGTGGAAAGGTCCGCGAGTATCCTTGTCGTGGTTTCGGACCGAACGACAAGACGCTGGACTTGAACCCAGACGTGAATCCGGACTACTTGCAGGACGCACGCCTCCCGTATCCGTTGCTCAACGGAGAGCCATGGGCAGGCATCCTCATTGACCGTCCATACAGTGAGGATGACGCAGACCATTATCCGCCGGGGGCTGCAAAGCTTCCGACAGCAAATCAACTTGTGAAGAACGGTATCGCGGCGGTCGCGATTGGTGGGAAAGTCGGCATCATTGATTATGTTTGGCCTCAGCCTCCGAAGAACGCAGTCGAACAAGCACTCGTTGGGGTTGCTATGGGCCGCAACAATCGCGCACGCTGGTACACCGTGTTTGAGAGACGGACATGACCATGCGCATCATCTACATCCTTGCAGGAAATTCGGGTGAAGCAGCAGTCTGGGCGCGAACGTGGCAGCCCGGAATGAACCTCAGTCAAGTCCGGTACATTGCGCAGTCGCACTCGTTGCGCGGATTGCTGGAACCTGAGTTCGTTGTCCTTCCGGGGTTCTGGAAACGCACAGACGCGCACGATATCTGGACGGTGCTGCAAACAGCGTGGGCAGGTTCAAAGTTCCCGTATCAGTATGACGGGACGGAGCCAGCATGGGCGCTTCCTAAGCCCCCTGTGCAGACGGTCGCTCCACCGCCTCAGGTTGTGATGCCTGCTCCGCCGCCGACGCCACCTCCTGCAAGCCCTGTAACGCAAGCGGTGAACGATAACGTGGTGGACATCGATACGTCCCTGCGACCACGGGACGTGATTAAGAAAGTGAACAAGCGGTTCAAGAAGATACAATGACAGCGGACACGGTTTTCAAGCAATATCGAGCCCACAAATTCTTTTACGGTGGAAAGTATGACATTCGGCGTTACCACGGGAACCTGAAGTGCCCGCCGCTCATCAACCAGCCAGATAGACGCTACTACTATCGCATCTCCACGAAGCTCAACGACGACCAAGTGAACGGATTGTTCACGATTGGACTGTTCTTCAATCCCAAAGCGCACATCTCTGAGCTTTGCACTCCGGCAGCACTGGATGCCGGCATCAAGTGGTCTGCACGTCCGGAGAACGGACGCCATCTGCTGGAAGCGGAGCTTTACGCACTCAGCAAGACGCTCAAGCAAGTGGATATCCTCGACTGGCTGTATGGCGACTCCGCGATGCCGCCATGCTTGCAGTCCATCATTGCAGGGGAACTCCAACCAGACGTTGCGGCGCTACTCCTGCTCATCCCGCAAGCGCACCTTGACTATCACTGGACGCAGCATTGGGACAAGCGGGCGGCGGACATGCTAGGACTTGGACCCGGACCGTGGATTGACCGGCTCAAGAAACTCGACCAACTGGTGTGCATGTATCGTCCGGGTTGGCGGATGTTGTCGCATGACTTGGCAAAGGCATTCTGGGCGGCAATGCGGTATCGTTCCCTTGCGCCGAAGGCGACTACGCAAAACATTGAGCTTTTTTGAGAGGCTAACCCATTGATTCTAAAGGAAATATAGTTGGTGATTTCACTTGACATTCTCGTGGTAGGCTGCTATAATTGTCTTGTAAGTCGGGACCCTGATAGTTCGCCGCTAGAAAGAACCGCTCATTAGTTCCTTCCGGTAGACTTCAATCCCCAAGGTACATCATGTTCGTCGTGGCACAGAAGCACAACGCTATCCTCGCAGACCTCCGGTCCAAGTTCGGTGACACGGTCACTCGCAAACAACTCAAATCATTCTGTCAAGAGACAGGGACGAAGTGGACCTCCACTTGGTTCATTCGCAGGGAGCAGAGCCGGCGTGTAGGACGAGGGTCCTACTCGCTTGCGGCACTCCCCGTGCCGGTAAGCATTCCTGCGACAGTAAAAGTGACCCGCAAGGAGCGCCGGCCACAGCCGGTTCCCGCTAACACTCTTTGCATTAACCCCGACTTTGTAAGTTCTGCCCGGGATTACCGTTCTCGGTACACCCGAGACGAGTTGGCGGAATTGGCGCTCAGTTTCCTAGAACACGAAGGCTCGCGCAGTATGCTCATCGGTCAATGTGTCGAAGAGGACTGGGCGCGTTTCCTCGGTCACATTGATGTGGAAGATAGGGGGAAGCCGACGGCATTGGCCGCCCGCGTTGACCGTATTCATCATTACGAGGGTCGTGACTGGCAAGTGCAAGTGAAGGAATTGTCCCCCCAGAATTTGCGGCAAGGCGGGGGCATCAAGTGCAGCATGGGTATGCGGGACCAAGCGGACCGCAAGTGTTTAGATGGCTCTGTTATTCGGACTACGCATTATCCCTTCGGCTCTTTCCAAATTGCGGCCGTTCCCGCGCTATTCGTGACTGGACATGACCATACATGGTTCCTGATTGCGGAGTGGAACTTGCAAGACAACACTTCAGCGCGACGCAACGGCGTCAGCCGTCAGATAATTAAGCCGCAGCAAGAAATTGTGCTGAACACGAATGGTGGGAAGTGGCACCTCGTTACGAATCGCGAATCCTTCGACACCTTCATGAGCGAGGTCATCAGGGAATTCGACGACAACCCCTACAAAAAGTGGGAACGTGATGGTGCAATCTAAGGCACAGAAGCATCCGGCGAAATTCACCAAGACAATTATGGGGGTGTTGCAAGACATCACCATCTCCGGCCGCATACTAGACCCGTTTGCGGGAACGGGACGCATCCATCAACTTGCAGAAGACGTAGCCACACCTAGGTCTACTTGGGGCGTGGAAATCGAACCGGAGTGGGCGACCCTGCACCCTCGCACAATCGTCGGCAACGCATTGTGTTTGCCGTTTTGTGATGCTTCCTTCGACGCCATAGTTACCAGTTGCACATATGGCAACCGACTTGCAGACCATCACAATGCTAAAGACGGCAGCCTCCGTCACTCCTACACGCACACACTAGGGCGAAAACTCCATCCCGAAAATAGCGGCGCACTCCATTGGGGAGATGAGTATCGCTCCTTCCACGTCACTGCTTGGAAGGAAGTTGCTAGAGTGCTTCGGGTTGATGGTCAGTTCGTCTTGAACATCAAAGACCATGTTCGACGCAAGGAAGTGCAGCCTGTTTCCGAATGGCATAAACAGACCATTCTTTCGCTCGGTTTTACCTTGACGCAGGAAATACAAGTGAAGGTACCCAGCCTTCGTTATGGCGCAAACCGGGAACGGACGGCATACGAGTGGGTTTACGACTTCCGCAAAAATTGATGGAAATGAACGAAATACAGCACTGCGACTGCTTCACTGGATTGGGAAAACTCCCAAATGAATCGGTAGACTGTATTGTTACTTCCCGTGGGCACAGTAGATTCAACCCAGAGAACACAAC